TGTTCTCTATGGTCCAGACCCTGAGCCAGGAACAGCACCTGAAAAAGCTGCCCCACTTTGACCTGCTGGTAATCGATGAATGCCATCACGCCGCAAGCGACAGCTACAGACGGGTGATCTCCCGGGCGCAGGAGGTCAATAACAAGATAGAGATTTTGGGCGTGACCGCCACGCCGGAGCGGACCGACAACCGGGGACTGCGCCACACCTTCACCAATGTGGCTGATGTGGTCACCATTGGCGAGATGGTCCGGGCCGGCCACCTGGTGCCGCCGAAAGCCATGGTGGTTGACATCGGCACCCAGGCCCAACTCCAAAAGATCCGAAAGTCACACGCCGACTTTGACCAGGCAGAGGTCGAGGCAATCCAGAATACCACCTATAACAATGATCAAATAGTGTCTCAATGGCTGAAGCTGGCCAAAGACAGGAAAACGGTCGTTTTCACCTCCACGATTGACCACACCAATGATGTGGTGGATGCGTTTCAGGCGGCCGGAATCGATGCGGCCGGGGTACACAGCCGGATCAGCATGTGGGAGAGGCGCGAGACCTTGGAACGGTTTGATCATGGCGATCTGCAGGTGTTGGTTAACCCCATGATTTTGACCGAGGGTTGGGACAGCCAGGTATGTTCATGCGTGGTCCTGCTGCGGGAATCTTCTCACAAATCGGTGGTTATTCAGATGGTGGGTAGGGGGCTGCGGAAGGTGGACCCCACGCTTTTCCCTGGCGTCATCAAGCGTGATTGCCTGGTTCTGGATTTTGGCATCAGTCTCCTGACCCATGGCAACCTGGAGGCCGAGATCCGGTTGAAGGATGACGGGGCTGTTGGCGAGGCCACCGAGGCAAAGAAAAAGAACTGCCCGGAATGCAAGGCTGAGCTGCCGGTCCAGACCCGGACCTGTCCGTTGTGCGGATACGAATTCAAGATTGAGCTGATCGAGGGCTATTATGATGAGATAGCCGAGCTGAAAATGATCGAACTTGAACTGATCAACAATTCGCCTTTTCGATGGATCAGCCTGTGGAATTCGGAAAAAATTCTGATTGCAAACGGGTTCGAAGCATGGGCCTGCGTGGCTTCGCCGGACGGTGAAAACTATTTTGCCATCGGTGGCAAAGGCAAGGACGTGCAGGGGCTGGGCGTGTTTGGAAAGAATGGTGCCATCGGGTCCGCTGATGATTTCATGCGTCAGAACGAAACCAGTCGGAACGCCAAAAAAGCGGCCGCTTGGCAGAAAGATCCCGCCACCAAGAAGCAGCTGGATGTACTGTCAAAATTCGGTATGTGCCGGGTGATGAGTAAGGTGGAGGCCGGGGCGTATCTGACGTTCTTTTTTAACCGGGCGAAAATTGAAAGGATGATGGGGATCAATGTTTGATCTGAAACAAGTGGGCGCATGGTTGATTGAAAACGATCTGATGGACAAGCCGTTCAACCAGTTCGACGAGGGGCAGATCGTCGGCCTGTGTCAGCAGGTGGTCGAATCGATCACGGACCCATCCGTGACCGCGCCGGCCATCGTCAATGACGTTTTGATCCTGGGCCCCACAGTGCCCCAAAAATACAAATGGTGGGATGGTGGCCAGTCCCTGTTTGAAACCCTGACAGAGATGGAAGCGCCGGCCCATGTGATTGAAAAATACTGTCCCGCTTCGGACAGGGAAGGAATGGCCAAAGAATGAGTCAAAATGAATTGAACATAGCTGCACTGAACCACGAAATCACAACCCTACTGGCGGCATGCCCGGGTGGCAAGCGGATGTGGATGCGGGTCAATCCGGCCCTGGGAACCATGACGTTCACCGTGACCGGCCCGTCCGGCCGGCCCGCGTGCGAGACCCTGAGCCTGGCAAAGGCCATTGATGCGTATAACGATCTGGACAAGGAGGCAGCCGCATGACCGAAGACATGGCGACCTATGAAGCGGCGCTCAAAGACATGCGGCGGGACTGCGACACCTGCGCCCGCCCCACCCCCGGCACCCAGGTGTGCCCGATGCCGTCCATGGATATCTATACCTGCCTGGGCAATCCGTCCCGGCCGTTCTGGCGGCCGCAGCCTGGATCATCTTCCCGGCCCAGGGAAAATGATGTGGTGTCTATCTGCTGCGAATCCTGCGTGTTTGATCAGACAACTTGCCGGGTTGGATGCGACAACTGCGCTCAGAACGGGTTCATGTTCTGGCGTCCGAAGGGTATGTCGAGACAGGTAACACCGCTCAGCCAGACGCAGGACATGATCCGGGAAGAGTGCAACGGTGTCCGGGAACTGCTGCTGGAGAAAAACCGGAAATACGGGGATTCCGCCATCAATCCGGTTCGGATCTTTTCGAAAGCGGACCCGGTGGAACAGATCAACGTCCGCATCGATGACAAACTGTCCCGGATCAAATCTGCCCAGGACGATGACACCGAAGACCCGGAGCTGGACCTGATCGGGTATCTGATCCTCAAGCGGGTGGCGAAGAGGAGATCGAGCAAATGAAAACGGAAAAAGAACCGACAGTAAGAATCGAAAACATCACCGGCAAAGGGTTTGACACAAAGGTGTTCATCGGTGACAAAGATGTGACCAGGGACCTGAAACCATATATGACCACTATTTCTGTTCCGGCAGACGGTCCGGTCACGGCCACAATTCAATTTCATGCGCCCGGTGTGTATGTGGCCAGGGTTCTGGCAAAGAACGTGAATATGGTTTTTGAAGAAGGCGAAACAGATGACAGATAACACCTGCCCCATCTGCGGCAAACTCGTTACCTTCTGGCGGTCTGTCTGTGGTCACTTCTGTCACCACTGCGGATGGACGGAGGTAGAAGAATGATCGACTTCAACCGCTCCGGCATAATCTCGTCCCTCATCAACCAGCGTATCGACAGAGCACTGGAACTGGAACACTCGCTCCAACCAAACAGAGACTACCTGGGCGGTTCCCGCGTGGGCCTGTCGTGTGAGCGAGCACTCCAATACGAGATCACCAACACCCCGCCAGATGAGGCTACAAATGGCCGCATGGTCCGAATCTTTGCCAGGGGCAAGTGGGTCGAGGACGCCATGGTGGGGTGGATGCGGACAGCCGGATTTGGCATTGTGCCGACAGATGAATATGGAAATCAGTTTGGGTTTGAAGCCCATGACGGGCTGGTGAAAAGCCACATAGATGGTGTGTTTGTGTCTGGTCCGGATGAGCTGGGACCCTGGCCACGGCTGTGGGAAAACAAGGGCCTGATGCAGAAATATTTCCTGCCCATCGTCAAGCACGGCCTGAAAGCCAAGTCGGAAGTGTATTGGGGCCAGGCCCAGTATTACATGGAAAAGTTTGGCCTGACAGAAAACCCCGCCCTTTTTTCAGTTGTCAATATGAACACCATGGAAATACACTGGGAGGAAGTTGCATATGACCGGGGGTATGTGCTGCAGCTGGATGCCAAAGCAAAGCGGGTGCTGCTGGCAACCAAGTCGGGTGAATTGTTGCCACGGATCTCAAAAACAGATGAATTCTATGTATGCAAGATGTGCTCATATGTAGAGAGATGTTTTGCCCATGCTTAAAACCATCCATCCACCCCAATCCGGCCCGTTTTTCACACTTTTCCGGGCCTCAACGGGTGAGGGGGACCTCCTTGGCGTCTTCGGCGTTGAATACCCCAGCCGGCGGCCAGGCGTCAGCCATGACAGGCACCATGCAAAATTCGGAAATGGTGCCGACCTGGACCCATCAAAAACGACTTAACCAGGAGGTAAGACAATGTATGCACATCAGGTGATTGAGGACCTTTCAACGTTAAAACTTTACCCAAAAAACGAAGAATACGAACGGCTTATGGCCTATGTTGCGTCAATGATTAAATCAGAGGCCATCGTGTTTTCATTGGGAGACATGAACAATGGTAGCCGGGGCGAAATGTTTGATCCGGTAATAGGCCGCCCACTGTTTACAGGCGACAACTCCAACAACATGGGGCTGCCATACCCTGTGACATATATAGACTGGGCGTACAGATCACCAACATCAGAAGCGACAAAAGGCGGCATCCTTGCCACACAGTGCACAAAAAAACCATTCATTGGAATCCAAGTATTTGTTTTGACAACCGCCTGGAGACCGAATGAGAGTGGTCTGTTTTGGGAGGTTTGTCCGCAAAGCCTATTTATCTCAAATGAAGGCCTAAGCAGAACTATTGTTCCAGGCTTTAAAATAGATGAAATTGGGCCGCAATTTGAGTTAACGATGCTTGACAGATTCCTTAAAATTATCAACTGCAAAAACATAACCACCGTCGACAACCCACCCCCCGAAAAACTCAATAAAAAACGGGCGAAGAAAGGCAAGTGCCCCCTATTCACATACAAAACCCTTGTCATCAAACCAACCGGCAAAAAACAGTCTTCACAAGAGGCACAGGGGTTGTGGGAAAACCGGGTTCATCTTTGCCGGGGCCATTTCAAAAACTACACAGAAGACAATCCGCTGTTTGGGAAATATACTGGCCGGTACTGGTGGCAGCCTTCTGTCCGTGGCAATAAAAAGAAGGGTGTTGTAATGAAAGACTATCGAGTTGAGACGGGGGATTAGGACCTTGCTAAACTTCAACACCTCCCAATATCAACCGCCGCCCACCTACGAGGCGCCCCCCATGGCAAATTCTGACCCACTTTCCGACTTCTACTCCGCCATGGCAGAAAAGGGGCTGAATCCCAACGCCATTAATCCTGATGGCAAGATCCAGCGGTTCGATATCGACAAAAAAAACGACCAGGCCGGTTGGTACGTTTTTTATGATGGTGATATATCGGCCGGCGCGTTTGGGAATTGGAAAACGGGTGAAAAATGGAACTGGTGCAGCCACAAGCTGAACCAACTCACACCCGCACAGCTACAACGATATGAAGAACAACGCCGTCTCGCGCAGGAGGAGCGGGAGCGGGCCACGGCCGAAAATCACGAAAACACCAAAAAGGCGGCCAACAAGCTACTTGTGTCTGCCGAGGATGCCGACCCGAACCATGAATATCTGGTTAGAAAGCGGGTCAAGGCGTATGGGATTAAGCAGCAGAAAGACATGTTGTTGGTGCCGGCCATGGACGTTGATGGGACGGTTTGGGCATATCAGCGGATTTGGCCAGACGGAACGAAAAAGACGGCATGGAATGCCAAAATGTCCGGCTGTTTTTTCTGTATTCCTGGATCACCGGATATTTATATCTGTGAGGGGTATGCAGACGCCGCCACAATTCACGAAGCGACCGGCGGGACGGCTCTTTGTGCGTTCAGCGCCAACAACCTGCCCACCGTCGCCTCCGCCATCCGTGGCAAATACACCACCCATGATATAGTCATTTGCGGGGATGATGATTGGGAAACCGAGCAGCAGGGAAAGGGCAATGCCGGAAAGCGATATGCCACCGAAGCGGCCCATGCGATCAATGCGCCTGTTGTTTTCCCCACCTTCCCCCCGGGCACTCAGAAGCCCGGAACCGACTTCAACGACCTGGCGGCCCTGTGTGGTACCGATTCCGTTCGGATGCAGATTCATGCCGCCAAAAAGATGCCGATCCAAACCGGCCCGTCATTCCGACTGAACAGGGTTGGGGATCTGCAGTTGAAGCCGGCCGCATGGCTGATCAAGGGGGTTTTGGAACATGATACCATAGCGGTCCTGTTTGGCGACCCTGGGACATACAAGTCATTTTTGGCAATCGATTGGGCATGCTGCATTGCCTCAGGAAAGAAATTCCACAAATTCGACACCAGGAGGCCAGGGCCAGTCGTTTATATCTGTGGTGAGGGGTACGGGGGTATCACGAGGCGATTTCACGCCTGGTGCATCAAAAACAAGATTGACAGGGCCAATCTGCCCGTTTACGTCAGCACGGCGCCGGCTGGGTTGGGAGATCCGGAGCAACTTAAAATAGTCATTGATCAGATTGCAACGATCGGCCAAACACCATCCGCCATATTCGTGGACACGCTCTCAAGGAACTTTTCTGGAGATGAAAACAGCACATCTGATATGCAGGCATATGTCCAGGCCATTGACCAACTCAGGCGGGCGTATTCCGGTGCCACTGTTGTCATGGTGCATCATTCTGGCCATGGGGACAAGAGCCGTGCAAGGGGTAGTATGGTGCTCAAGGGTGCCATCGATGCGGAGTACCGCATGATGCGCGAGGACAGCGGGGGAAAGACTCTTGTCACCCTTGAAAACATCAAGATGAAGGACGCCGATGTGATCGATCCGCTGGCTTTTCGGCCCGTGCCGGTTGATCTACCCATCCAGGATGAGGATGGGAACCGGGTGTCAAGTCTGGTGTTGGATGTGTCAACCCTGCATGAGGAACGGTTACAGCAGATGGAGGATTGCCTGTATGAGCTGCTCTGTAATGATGGGTATGAGTATACCAGGAATGAGCTCATACACAGAGCCAAGGGCAAGGATATTTGCCGGGATTTGAAGGAGAACTGTCCCTCTTTTGCCAGGTCAAAGCACATGGAGCAGATAGTTGAAAAGTTGCTGGAAAAGGGGCTGATTGAGATCAATGTCGTGGGAGATGGCATAAAAAGGAAGGAGGTCTTAAGTGTTGTTTTTGAAAAAAAATAAAAACAACAAAAAACCTTTGTGCTGTTTGTGCAGAGTTGTGCAGAATCCATTTTCTGCACAATGGTTTTGCAATAAAATCAATATGTTATTAATTAATAGCAAAGAGACAAAAAAACATAGATTCTGCACAATGGCCCTTTGTGCAGAAAATGGCAAAAAAAATTCTGCACAATGGTTTTGCAATAAAATCAATATGTTAAAAATTCAGATTTTTATCAATCCTTTGTGCAGACCGTGCAGACTTGTGCAGAATGTTCACTCTGCACAATGGTTTTCTAATAAATTCAATGAGTTGCTTTGTGCAGAATGCTTGCTCTGCACAAAGGCAATTCTGCACAACGTTTTTGTAATGATTTCAAATAGTTGTTTGTGCAGAATCTTCTACCCCCCCTAAAGGGGGGGATATATATTTAAAAATATATCCACCCCAATGGGGGAGGGCAGACGAAAAAAACCAAAACCAAGAATGAGGATTTTTTCATGGCAATAAAAAACATAACTGAAATCAAAAACAAACCACCGCTCGAATCTCAAGAACAGAAAATAATATTCTCATGGATACGGGCCAACCAGATCAAACACCCAAAGCTGCAACTTGCATATGGCACCCTGAATGGTGTCCGCCTGGCGCCACGCCTCAGGGCCGAAATGAAAAAGCAGGGGAATCGCTCTGGTGTACCAGATATCGTTTTACCGGCACGGTCTGGATGTGGGACATGGCCTGGCCTCTATATCGAGCTAAAAAGGGCACAGGGAGGCCAAATTTCGGCAAATCAGAAAAGATACCATGCCTTACTTTTGGAGCAGGGGTATCGGTGCCTGGTGTGTAGGGGGCATGCTGAGGCGATTGAAGCAATCAAGAATTATCTGGCGGGGTGGACGTGTCCCACCTGTGCCGGGTCAGGGTTGGATGGTGGGGATGTGTGTGTGGATTGTGCGGGGAGTGGGGAGTGGGATGGAGGAGAGGAATGAAAGCGGGTCCTTCCAGAGGGGATAAAAACATACGGTGCGGCAAGG